AAGTTGGACAAGAGCCGACGACATGGCGGCAGGTGCCGACGCTGCGGGAGCGTTTACGTTTATTGAACAAGGAACAGTTAACGCAGAAAATGGTTGGGTTTGTACTTCTGATAAGGGAAGTGCAGTTGTAGGGACGAATAATCTTACTTTTGCTCAGTTCTCAGGTGCGGGACAAATAACAGCAGGTGATGGTCTTCAGAAATCAGGCAATACAATCTCAGCCGATCTCAAAAGCAATGGCGGTGTTGTAATTGAGTCGGGAGAATTAGCGGTTAAACTTGACGCTAGTTCAATCACTGGAACGCTTGCTGTTAGTGATGGTGGAACAGGCGCAACTTCAGCCAGTGCAGCCCGTACCTCTTTAGGGCTGGTTATCGGGACAAATGTTCAAGCTTATGATGCTGAACTTGCTGCGATTGCAGGATTAGCAACAACAGACGGCGGGGTCATCGTTGGTAATGGTTCAACCTTTGTTCTTGAAACTGGAGCAACTGCAAGGACTTCATTAGGGGCGCAAACATTAGCGGCGGATCTTACTTCCTTATCAAGTTGTCAATCTGGAGGAGCTGCGGCCTTAGCTGCTCTGACTTCAACAGAAATTGAAATTCTCGATGGTGCAACTGTAACGACTGCCGAGCTTAATTTGATAGACGGTGGAACATCTGCTACTTCAACAACTTTGGCAACTGGTGATCGTTTTCTTTGCAACGATGCAGGGACGATGAAACAGGTAGCTCTCTCAGATTTGGTTGTATTTTTGGAAGATGGTTCTACTTCTGGCTTCGATGTGAACGGAGGCACTTACTAAAAATAAATTAAACACTAGGAGGATTAAAAAATGGCAGTCACAATTAAACTCAAAAATGCAAGTGGCAGCGATCCAAGTGCAAGCGATTTAGTTTTAGGAGAGTTAGCTGTAAGGACTGATAGCGGTAAGATTTTTCTAAAGAAAGATAATGGGTCAGTTGCAGAAGTAAGCGGCGGCGGTGGTATTGATGATGGAGACAAGGGCGATATAACAGTTTCTAATGGCGGCGATACTTGGACTATTGATAACGATGCAGTCACAAATGCAAAAATAGCTGATGATGCAATCGAAGCGGCACAACTAGACGACAACTGCATAACAACTAATGCAATCAGTAATGATAATGTTACTTATGACAAGATTCAGAATGTAAGCACAACTAATAGAATCCTTGGGCGTGATTCTTCTGGAGCTGGAAATATTGAAGAGATTACACCAGCAAATGTCCGAACAATGCTTGGTCTAGCGACCTCGGCAACAACTGATACAACTAATGCTTCTAATATAAGCTCAGGAACACTTGCAGCAGCTAGAGTTGCAACGCTTAACCAAAACACAACAGGCTCGGCGGCAACACTAACAACAGCAAGAACAATTGCAGGAGTTAGCTTCGACGGGTCGGCTAATATTTCGTTAAACAATAATGCAATAACAAATGGGGCTGGATATATAACTTCGGCAGATGGTGGAAACGCTGCAACATTAGATGGTATTGATTCTAGCTCGTTCTTAAGATCGGATGCTAATGACACGATGTCAAGCCAGCTTTCTCTTACAAGAAATGGTGCATACCCATTAGTTATTGATGGTGATGATGATGCGAAAATCGTTCTTGCAGGTTCAAATCAACCTTATGTAAGGTGGAGAGAAGGTTCAACTGACAAAGCATATATTCAGTGGGGAACCGACGGATATTTTTATCACTGGAATAGTGAACATAATAGGGGTCTTAGGATAGGAAGTGATGTTCAATTTTATGACGGTTCTTATCGAACTGTTTATCACACTGGAAATCTACCTACTATCCCGAGCAATAATAATCAATTAACTAATGGAGCTGGATATACAACTTTCACAGCTAACCAATCGTTAAGTACAAGCAATAATCCAACCTTTGGAGAGCTTTACGTAAATGGTTGGTTTAGAAATAACGGCTCAAGCAATGGACTCTACAATCAATCAACAACCCAACATTGGTATTCGGATAATGATGATTATTGGAACGTAGCAGGTGGAAGTGGTGCTAATGCGATTCTCTTTAGAGATGAACACGCTGGAACGGTTAGAGGCTATGTTTATTCAAACAATAGTAGCAATATCGGTTTTTTAAATAGTGGTGGAAGTTGGAGTCTGAGGTGTGATGATTCGAGGAACACATGGTTCTCTGGCGAAGTTACCCCTGACTCTAATAACAGTCATGACTTAGGAACCAGTTCTTACAGGTGGGCAAACTTATATGTAAACGATTTACAGTTATCAAATGAAGCAAAGAAAGAGGAAGGTGGTAATGATGTTGATGGAACTTGGGGAGACTGGACACTTCAAGAAGGAGAAGAAAATATCTTTATGATTAACAACAGAAGTGGTAAGAAGTATAAAATGGCTTTACAGGAGGTGAGTTAATGGCAGTCACAAAAGCTTGGTCAATTGTTGATCTAACAAGAGAAACATCCGATGACTACATTTGTTGGGTTCATTGGAAGCTAACGGGAACAGAAGGAGATAAAACAGTCGAATCAACTGGCAAGACAAAACTTGAAAGACCTTCAAGCTTAGAAGATTATTCCTCTTTAACTGAAGAAAAAGTTCTTGGTTGGGTTAAGGCTAAGATCAATTCAGAATCTCCAGCCGTACGGGATGAAGAAACTGGGAAAACAGCCGTTGAAAGATGGGAGGCAGTCATGGATAAAAAGATGACAGCTTTAAATGCCCCTGCTACTGCTACAGGTAAACCCTTTTAATTATGACTATTTACTTTGGTGATGGTACGACTCAAGCCACAGCAGGAACGGCTGGAAAGGTTTTGCAAGTTGTGTACGGTCAATTCAACTCCTTTAAGACAAATGGAGGAACAAGCTGGTCAGAGATCCTGAATGTTTCTATTACTCCTTCCAGTTCAAGTAATAAAGTTCTCATTAGGACTCATGGAGGTGTTGGTGCAAATGGAAATAACACCTACGCTATGCATCGACTCTTACGAGGTAGTACCGATCTAACTTCTAGTTATGAAGGTTATGGAACAGGAAGCCAAGAAGCGTCGTGGTCTGATTGGGTCGGTAAAGGAGTACATCGTTCGACTCAATGTTATATGGAGTACCTAGATTCACCTAGCACAACATCCTCTGTTACCTACTACTGGCAACATGCCCAGAACCCCGGTGGAGCAAGTAACGGAACCTTGAGTGTTGGTGGTGTTTACAGAGCTTATACAGGTGGTTATTCTGGTGACAGGACAGGAGCTGCAGCCATGTGTTTAATGGAGATTGGTTGATTATGCTTTATCTTATTCCTGAAGCTCTTCATGCTTTAAGACCTAACGCCAATTGGGATACGACAGGGTTTGAATATTCTGGTATTAATTGGACAGATGAAGTTCAAACGAAGCCAACAAAAGAAGAAGTTGATGCGAAAGTAGCTGAAATCGCTGCTGCATGGCCCATGAAATTATTAAGAGAGGAACGTGATCGTCTGATAGCAGAAACGGATTGGTGGGCTGGTGCTGATTTACCAATAAGCGATGAACGCAAAAATTATAGAAAGGCTTTAAGAGATTTGCCTTCAACAGCCGAGCCAGTTCTTGATGACTCTAAGCAATGTGGCATTTCTAATGTTACTTGGCCTACTAAACCCTCGTAATTGATACGGTTGTTGAGATTGCCGCTTAAGTATTAAAGTATTAAACTTATTAAGAAAGTTTTTTATCAGATGACTGTCGAAACAGAAGCCCAGACATGGGCGAAGCAACTAGAAGAAGAAAGAAAAACTCTTCGACAGATTGAAGATGCTTTAGCTCAGAAGAAGGCTACCATTGCGATGCTTGAGGGCGGTATTCAGTTCGCACAGAGGGTGATTGGAGAACAACAGGAGGATAAGACTTCAGAATCAGAAATAGAGGAAGTAAAGGAAGAAGCCCCACAAACGTAATTAAGCTAGTGTGAGCAAGAGCTTTTAAAATTGCGTCTCTTATCATGCAAAAGGTTTTAAACATTATCAGTGTAATCTCTTTTGTCCTTGTGGCAGCCATTACTGGTGGCGGGGTGTTTGGTTATTTATGGATAACGAATGAGGATAATCAAAAGATGCTTCAAGATAAAGCAATGGAAAAGGTAATGGGGGCTATCAAGTTACCTGGATTATCTGGCCCTGCTCTGCCTACTGCTGCACCTAAAGCTAGTATGTCTTTGCCTAAGTTTTGACAGAGATCCCAGAGATCCCAGAGATTTATATTCCCGATGTCTCGATAAGAGTCCACCGTCAGCCTAATCATTTAGACATAGAAGTACCTGGCTGTAGCTACCAACACCGAGATCAGAACTTGCAACCGCAACTTTTGGTCACAGATCCCAATGGGGTATTTACTAATTGCCCTGGTGGAGCAGGAATCCCTAGTTTTTATCCAATGGATTGGAACGCAAAGGATATACGGGTCGTTGAGGACAAATTAAAATCATCAAAAAAACAAGAAACTCCTGAGTCTGTTAAACCGAAACCTGTTATTCCTGAGATTCCTGTTGAATGCCCAGGCCCAACCAATTTACGAGTAGGGGATATAAGAAATGCAGAATCAAAAGAGAAGGTCGTTGGTCATAAAGTCATTGACAAAAAATGTATAGAGATCTATGAGCCAACAACATTTGTAGATAAGTACGTTCCAAAATTAACAACTGTCAGTACTACGTTTGGAATTACAATTGTCGCTACGAGTGCGGCAGCCCTGACACCAACCATATTGAATAAGCTACTCAAGCCAGCATCTAAACAACTAATTAATAGAGTTAAAAAACTGCTTGGTAAAAAGACTAAGGTTCTTTCTGTTGCTGAGAGGAAGAAGAAGCAGAGGGAGTCTCGAAAGTGATTGAGTGAGTATGAGGTTCAACAACACCTGGCCGAGGATAGATTTCTATGTCCTCACAGGTCACTGCTGATGGGCTGCCTGGTGTATAGCGAACGCCCAACTTGTACTGTTCGGCACATATTTTGAGACGGTGAAGAGATACTTCAAGAGTAGTCTTCTTGTATAGCAACTCTTGATTCTTGATATTCGTTCGTACAGCTTGGTGGCAAAGGTCAACGCCCTTTCCAATTGGGATATTGAATTGAAGAGAAGCACCCCAGTTCAATGCGTAATTGTCCTTCTCAAATCTTGGCAGTTCTGAATAATAAATAATATCTCCAGTTTCATCATCGTAGATAGGTGTTCTTGTGATTGTTTCTTTAGGTCTTGCAAAGCTATGGGAATTTACAATA